ACCTAATTGTATAAAAGGTCCTCTAAACCAAAAATTCACACTAGGATGTCCCACGCCCACGCCACTTGTTTCTGCGTAAACATAAAACGCACCGCCAGCTGTTGCATCAAATGGTACACCCGTGCCAATTGATGGTGTCCCACCGGAGTCTTGATTCCACCTACCAGCTGTGGAGGCAGATCCTGCAACCATATCAGTAAATGTAACAGATGAATAATTATTAATATTACCTGTACTTGTTTGCCAACCAGAAACATTTATGGCTTCGTTTGTTCCAATGTTTATAAATTCAAAAGTAAAGTTTGCAATATTACCAGTTAAACCATCACCAACATATATTTCATCTAACTGTAAATCACCAGTAAAGCTGTTACCACTCACATAATGAAAAACTGGTCTTATTGTTGAGTTGGCAAATTGTTGTAAGTTTGCAGTATTAGATACAACCCTCTCTTCATACCCTAGAATACCAGAATTACCACTTACTGAATCAAGGACTATAACAGATAATCCAGTTTCACCAGCAGCACTACTAATCACATTTGCAAGAAAACCATAGTCATTACTTGTGAGTCTTTGATTAATGTCTATTTCGTCTATTCTTGTTGTTGATAGTGTAAATGTATTTTGTTGATTTAGCACACCTGTGCCTACACTTGTAACAGCAAAAGTTGTTTGTGCATTACCTGATGTACCAATAACCAAATCTGATACTCTAAATCCAGCACCACCAAAATGAACAGTTGCATTATCAGTAAATCCACTTCTTACAACTGAAACCTCAGCAGCCCCCTCTTGTTCAAAACCACCAGCAGTAATAGTAACCGGATCACCAACATTATAACCTGAACCACCATTAATAACTTTAATCGCTTCAAGTGAAGATGTTGTATTACAAGATACATTAATTAAAACACCATCTTCATCAACAATGTCAGTTAATATTTGTTCACTTTGATTAAAAGTGCCTTTAAGAGTTTTTCTATTAACAAAAAGTTCTATTGATCTTTGAGCTTCAAGTAGTCTTGGCACAGATTGTTCAATTATAGCAGTTGCATTTGAGGTAGCACCTCTTATTCTTCTACTTGTTAATACTGACTCAGTAAAATTAGCATATTCAACACGAATATCAGCATCTACTGATGGTGCTGTTGTAAATTCTAATATTTTGTCTTCTTTTTTTACTACAAAATCTGTATATTGTCTTGAGTCATTAATTCTAATAATAATTTGATTTGCATCTACCGATTGCGCTAATTTAAATTTAGTTGTTGTACCATCACCAACATAAAAAGTCGAAACGGCCTCTCTAATCCTAACAACTCTCTCAATCGTATACTCACCATCAGACGCCCTAAGAATTTCATCTTTGGGAAATCTAACATCTGATTCTTGACTAAAAAGTAATCTAAAAAGTAATCTGAAAGATTTTTCATTACCTTTAGATAAGTATAACGGTAAAATATTTTTTATTAAAAAAGATTTATCAACAATCGCATCTTTTGGTATAAGATTTGCAAAAGTATTCATAAAACTATTTTCAAAAGCCTCTATTGAATCATCAACATCAGACTTTTTTCTCATGTCTTTGGATACTTTTACTAAATCATTGTTTTGTGTCCCTTGTTCTGTTTCCAAAAATTCATAATACGCTTCCATAAACGAAATAAAAAGAGGGTGCTCTTCACGAACAAACTCTGGTACTTGTCTATTAATTAAAAGAGAAGTTAATTGTTTAGAAGAATCTAATTCGTGAGACATATTATGAAGTTACTGCCTCAAGGGTTGTTGTTATAGATGCCGGGTCTTCAATGTCTATAGCCAAAATACTATTTCTTGTTGAATTTAATACACCAGTTTCAGAACCCACAGTAAATCTGATGAGGCCCTCTGAGTCAGCAGATGTAGGTACGGATCTTATATTAACCGTATTAATATTCAAAATACCACTTTCGTAGTCAATAGTACCAGCATTATCATTGATAATTTGTCTAACACCATCTGAGTCAAAAAATATGGTTCTAATTGTTCCATTTCTTTCATCAACAGCTACGGTAAGTTCTGCACCAACACCATCACCGCCAGATAAAATAGCTGTTGCAGTAGTATAGTCAACACCTCTATTTAAAATATTAACAGAAACTACCTCACCACCCGACACAACAGCCTCTGCTGTGGCGCCCTTACCATCACCATCAATTGTAACAGTTGGAGCTACACTATATCCAAATCCAGGTTCTTCTATTTCAATTCTTGATATGCCTGTTGATGATTGTGGTACCTCTTCAAACTGAACTTCTTGTGATGCGCCTGTATTATCAAAGCCATTAAATTTTGTTGATGTGAGTTTACTTATACCGGTACCCCTTTCTAACTTTTCATTAAATTTAACTTCATAAGAGCTTGTGCCTATTACTGGTGTAACTCTTTTTTGAAGTCTTACACTAACTTGAGAACCTATAATTGCGTTTGTGTCTGTGTCATCAATCGCCTCTGAAAATTTAGATTCTGTAAATGTAGCATCAAATGTGTTTAAAAAGTTGTTGTTAAATGCTATAATAGAATTTCTTATTGACTCTTTCAAACTCTCTGGCGTTTCAGTAGTTTTTCTTGTATCATATTTAACAATGTTTGTTACTAATATGAATGTGAAATCAGGGTCTATTATTTCTACACTCACACCTATTATACCTTTTGGTTTTAATATATTGTCAATTATTCTCTGTTTCTCTGTTTCTGAAATAAAAAAGTTTGCTTTTGGTTTTAGTGAAACAAAAACTTTACCATAAACAACAGGTACATTATCTTCACCTCCCCAAATCGATATTGCCTCCACACTTGGTACTTCTTTTGTTACAAATGACTCATAGTCTTTTTTGGTCACTAATCTATTTTGAGTTGTGAATTGATTTGGTGCTGAAAACTTTATAGAATCTACACTCTCTCTTTGAGAACCGCCGGAAGCCGCAGACACCGGATCGACTGATAAATCTTGTAATGTTTCACTAGCAGAGTCTACGAGAACGGCTGATGGTACAAAATTATTTGCTTTATTTGCAGCTGTACCATTCGTAACAAGATAAGAAACAGACACAGTTGCACCATCATTTAATTTTTTACCTACACTACCATTTCCAAAATAAATTTGAAACTCACCATTTTTACCTTCTTGTAAAAAATAAACATCTGATGTAGGGCCAACATCAAGTATATCAATTGATTTTGAAAATGTCCTTGTTGATGTGTTTGAGATATTAGGCACTACTGATACATCAATCGTGTTTGTGTCAATATTTGAATCAGGTAATGTAAAAACTTGTTTTGGATTATTTGATTGATTATGAGTGAAATTATATGATACTATTTGACCTTCAGATATTTCTAAATTAGTAAAAACGTATTGACTATCAGCTTTTGTAACTAAAGTATCTTGTAATACTACAAAATTGTAAGTTTTATTATCAATTTGATCTGATATAAAACTAAAACCTCTAGGTATTGATAAGGTGTTTATAGCAGATGTGCTTGAATTAGCAGTAAAATTAATTGTAGCTGTTGGAGATTTTGTGGAAAAAGGAATATATCCTAAACTTTTTGCTAAAGAGACAACTGAATCTCTTAACACAGCGGTATCAATAAATGATTCATTTGCTACCATGTTTAAATAGTAAGCATTATAATGTGTATTGTAAGCTAAAAGGTCTAGTAAAACTGAAAGTCCTGAACCTTCAAAATCATAGTCTGAAAAAGCATCTTGCTGTTGTAAAAAAGACCTTAAATTTGTTTTGATGGTGTCGAAATCAAGTTCTGTTACTCTAAGGCGATCTACCATTTATCTGATCCGTTCTAAGAAAAAGTTTATTGTTACTGGTGCTGTTAAGTTTAATATGAAGAAAGTCATCTCAATTTCATACCCGTTTTCATCATATTTGGGATTGGCCACCACATTTTGAATTTTTGCTCTAGGTTCAAAATTAGTAATGACCTCTGATATTTCTCTTTCAAGTGCAGCCGCTTGTATAGAATCCATGTTTTCAAACAACATTCTACGCAAATTAGAGCCCAGGTCTGGTTGAAACGGTCTTTCATAGTGATTTGTAAGAATTAAATTTTTTACTGAACCTATCACCGCTCTTTCAGCCGTAAGTGTATTCACATCTTTACGAACTGGATGTTTAGTAAAATTTAAGTCTAAATCACTAAATGTTCTTGCTATGTTTGTTCTAACTGTTGCCATCTTCTATTTATACCTAATTACCAACAATAACATTGGGTGAACCACCTGTAGCATTAGGTGAACAATGAGATGGTCCAGATGGACACAAACTATCTGCCGATGCTGAATCACCTTTATCCACAATCATTGTGCCTCCTATAAACACTTGATTTACTGATGCTGACAAAGCTCCACCACCATGGCTATTTGGGTCGCCATTAATTGAAACTAATTTACCATTTGCAAAGACATTCTTACCTTGTCCTGAAACAGTAGATGCACCACATGACCTTGAGTCTCCGTTTCTATGTA